GAGTGGATTTTCAATCCCCATGGGACTTCTGGCTCACCGATCTAAAGAATGGTTATTCTGTACTCATATAGAAATTTGAAATCCACTCAAGAGAGAAAAGAGAGAACTTTATTCATATTTAACTCCTATAATTTTAAATAAAATATAGAATTTGGAAAAACGAATAATAATCATTGATATATATATATGAAAAAAAACAAGTCCAAAAAAAGGTCATACGGCAAAAAGGCTAATTATCAGAAGAGGAAAGGTAGTGGACGGAGAACTCGCAAGAAAGGTGGTTTGTTTCCAATTGGAAAATGTGCGCGCTTCACTCATACTGGCGAAAGGCGTCCACCGCGTCCACAATCTTCTGAAGAAATAGAATGTTGTAGACAATCATCTAACTGCCGCAGCCAATTTCCTAAGCTTTATCCCAATGTTTTTAATAAAATAAAAAATGCCCCAGCCCGTGGGGTGGGAGCCATCCGTGACGCAATAAAGTCACAACAGAAAAGCAATAAATACGCCAGTAATGAAAAAAATGCAATAGCAAACGAAGCGAAACTGAAACAAATTTATAATTATCATAAAAAACGAACAAAACATAAAGAAGAAAAAGAAGGCATTTACGGCAGTTCTTGCAAAAGCACTTACAACAATCCACCATGGGGGATGTTTATTCCTAGAATGGGAAAGGCAGATTATAATCCTGGCTATAGAGGTGGTGTATGTGACGACGAACTTGATTTAGACGGAGAGTGGCATTGCTCCAAGCCATGGAATAATTACAAAGGTATTATTATGCCAAATAAAGACAATTGGCTGGCTCCACCCGAGGCATTTAACAGACCAAGCCCTGATTACAGACCCGGAATAGTCGATGAAGAAGGGCTTGTATGTCGTCCCGACCACCAAGGTGAATGGTGCCGTTTAGATCCAGTTGCTGCATCATGGTGGAGTTCAAAAAAGAACGATGAACAATCTAATAAACAAACCTGTCTTACCCCAGCTCATAAAAACTTAAAAGCATCTTCATTATCCGCCCTGGCTGCAGGAAGATTACTGGATTATGACAGTAAAGTCAGAGCAATAGAACGTGCGTGGGGAAAGGACCCTAAGAATCCTATTAATATTCACAAAGAGAGAGAAAGAAAGAAGAAAATAGCCAAAGAACGTAAAAAAAAATTGGTTACTGATAAAGTCCAAGCTCAAGCTCACGCTTTTGCAGAAAAAGAAAAGGGAAATAATGCTGAATTTTTTAATGCAGAAGATGAAGAAATATTTTTTAACGCACAAAGCGGCGGACGTCGGAAAACGCGTAGAAAACGTGGTGGTAGACCATATAGAGGATTTAAGCGAGCTGACATAGTTATATTAACAGGAGCCGGCGTCGCACATGAAACAGAGTTGGGGAGAAATAATGCCAATGATTGGGTTGGTACTGTGACAGATTCATATGACGGGGGGTGGTCGGTACGTGAGAATCCCGGTATGCCCGGAATCGCAAGAGTAACCGTGAGATGGGAAAACCGCGGAGGATTTATTAAGAATCAAAACTACAGTAATGTCGTCCTTGGCGCCGACTACTTCACCAACGCGCATCCCATTGAATTTATTTATAAGCGCCCGAGAGCGCGGTGGCCCAAATCGGCGAGGAAGACTACCGCTTATCAAAATCTTGGCAATTTGCATACCTCAAAAGTCGCCAAACAGGAACTAGATTCCAACCTTCCTCTTGGTCATGCTATATTGGGTGGTCGTCGTCGGAAACGCCGAAGAAGTCGCCGAAAAAAAAGAACCAGACGCAAAAAAATGCGTAGAAAATAAATCACATAAAAAAAAAATTGATTATTCTTTATCATTTTTTCTAATTGGAAAATAATGGAAGAAACAAATAATTTCAGTATTTCATGTACTTTTGGACCAGTTGCAGAAAATGGTACAGGAAAAAATGAAAAAATTGGTAAAGATTTGGAACACGGTTTTACAAAAGAAGAATTGGAGGTTGGTCAAAAGAATTTAAATGTATTAGAAGTGGAAACAAAATTATTTAATTTGGGCGATTTGTTGGTGGGTGAAGAATTGCCAGAAGATATGCCACCAATAAATTCCGCGTATTTATTGGTAATGAAAGGGGTTGTTGGAAGAGTTTTGAAAATTCATAAAAAAACGGCTCACGATTTAACAAATGAATTAAAAAATGATAAAATGTATGATAAAAAAAAATATATGAGGGGCGCTGTTAAAAATTGTTGGGCGCGAATTTGCTGTTGTGTTGCGGATTTTTCCCAAAAAGCCGATTATACAGTAATTCCGGTGAAAGGAACGGTTCATAATTTTAAATCACTGCCTCTCTTAAATTTGTTAAGGGGGGTAAATGAGATAATTTTTGGTCAAAAAGCAAAAAAATTTTATTGTGAGTTGAATAAATATCATCATAATAAAGCCGGAATTGGATTTCATGGTGATGCGGAAAGAAAAGCCGTTATTTGTTATAAAAGTGGTGAAAAAAAGATGAAATTGAAATTTCAATGGTATTATAGGCATAAAAGAATTGGAAAAATGTTTGAAGTTGAAATTGGTGAAGGTGATGGTTATGTGATGAGTGAATTTGCGACGGGATATAATTGGAAATGTTCAAGTTTTCCGACTATTCGCCATTCTTCTGGGCGAGAAAAAAGTAAACATATAAATTAAATGTTTGTAGTCCGCGTATAAAATAAATTTTTTAAATTTTAATATATCATATGTTTGAAGGATATATTAAAGAACTTTTAAAAAATTTACCCAAAAGAAAATATAATTTAGATGTTGTGATAGAAGGAGGTGCTTTTAATGGTTCTTATGTCTTAGGCATTTTGCTTTTTTTAAGAGAAATGGAAAGGGCGCGAATTGTAACAATAAGCAAAATGTCTGGTTGTAGTGTGGGCGGTTTATTATGTTTCAAGTACTTAACCAATAATTTAGAGGATGCTTTGGATGAATATCAGGTATTAAGAAAATATTTTTATAAAAATCAAAATTTTAATGTTTTGAATACAAGCGTTGAAAGGGATATAAAAAAATTAAGTAATGAAGAATTTTTAAAATTAAAAAATAAAAAATTATTTTTAACTTTCCATAATAAAGAATCACAAATTGTAAAAAGTAATTACAAAGATAAGGAAGATTTAAAGATGTCTTTATTAAAGACAGCTCATTTGCCCTATTTAATAAATGGCGATTGTTATTTCAAGGGTAAGAATGGTTTTTTTTTGGACGGGTTACTACCATATATTTTTAAAGATAGGGTTGAAAGTGCAAATAACTATATTTTATATATTTCGCCAAATAATTTAAGTCGTTTAAAGAATATCATAGTAACAAAGAACGAAGTTTCTGTTTATGGTCGTGTAAGTGAAGGTATTTTGGATGCATATTCTTTTTTTAAAAATGAAAAGGAGAGCGATATGTGTAGTTTTGTAAATAAGTGGTCAATAAGTAATTTTATGATGTTACGAATAAAGCATTTAATTATTTTAATATTTTTATATTTTGTGCGTTTAATGTCATATTTTGGTAAAAATATAATGCCTTTTTTAAGAAAAAACGAATTATACAATAGTATAGAGCCAATAATAAAAAATATGTGTTCTGATTTATTTTTACATAGTTGTTTCTAGTTAAAGTTAAATATACCTTTCCGCGTCTTTCTTTTCCTTCTTTTCTTTTTTTTCTTTTTTTTAGTTTGTTTTGGTTTATTATCTTGACCAGGTTTATATCTTAAAAAATGTTTCTTCCATTCATCACTCCCCTTTTCATTTTGTAATTTTTTGTATTTTTCACTTTTATCAGACCTTAAATCTTCAATTGTTTTTTGTTTACCATAACAATCTATATTAAATCGTCTTAATAAACCGGTTTGTTTTAAACGATTTTTTTGTTGTACTTTAAACATTAATTCACTAATACATAAAATACGCTTATCATCAAAATAAGGTCTATCTGTATATAAAAAAGCTAAATAAAGATTAAGTAAAGTATCAATAGTCGCAATTTTAATATTTTTACCTTCGTGCTTAAAATTATTATAACTTAAACAACCTAATGGTTTGAAAATGAAAACAATAGTTTCATTTCCAACGATAACTTCATAATGTTCTCCAATAACTTCTCCAGCATTTTTTCTTTTGATAATTTTTATATTCTTTATACCACCCTCCCTCAATCTTTGTTTTATGAAATCCGCGACCTTTAATGGCTCTTGCGATAAAACATCAAAATCTGGAACATTTGGAATCTTTTCCTTTCTATAATTCGGTAAGTATTTTAATATCATTTTACTAGCAAGCGCGCCAAAAAAAATAACACCTCTATTAATTAAAGCATTGCGACTTATCTCAAAGATTAGTCTTTCTTCCTCATCAATTTCTCTATCCGTATCATATAATCTTTGGATGTCTATATTTTCACAATCTAAACCTTTTAATGGATAATTTTTATTTAGTAAATTTATTCTTTTTAATACTTTTTCCCATCTACTTGTGTCCCCTAAAGGCCTTGATAATTCTAAATAACCCAGCATTCTTAAAAAATTTGGAGATGAATAGTGTATATTATCAATGAGAATAGAATCTTTTTGTAAATTTTTAAATAATTCAGGTACTAATTCTGTTATATCCGCAATAGGTATAAAATTAACAAAAACTTTAAAAGTTCCGGGATGCATACCTGATTGTGCACTCACTTCGGTAAATCCATTGTTAAAATAAATATCCGCCAATTCAATTGCGTCATTTAAAGGGTCGGGAGAAAAAAAATCATAATCAGGAAGTTCAGCAACCTTATCGTAAAATTGGTCTTCAAGCGGCAAAATATTATTTATTGCAGTACCTCCATAACAAATCCTTTTTTTATCAATCAGAAAATTTTCAACTATTTTTATTATCTTAATAATTTCTGGATTATCTATCTTTTCTTTTCCCGCTGATTTTTGGTTTTTATCAACAGCATTCCTAAGTATCCACAATTCTTTCTCTTCAAAACTAAGATTTTTAAAATTCATTAAATGTATATATTATTTAAAGAAATTTTTTTACATCCATCCCTTATATTGGGGCATAATAATAGCTCTTGGTTTGAAAGATAAATCTGGATTTGCTTGTTTTGGTATTGGAATATATGTTTTTATATATCTCATTTCTTTTGGTTTTAAAATAAACGAAGTACCCTTTTCATTGAAAAAATCTAAATAATTAACTAGATATTTATCCATATTTTGATAATTCATACATACGAACTGACAACCAAACTTATGATGCAAACCGGCAGGAATATTGTTTGGTCCGGTACTATAATCAGGCATTGTTATAGACATGTTTTTTTTATTATAATCAATTAAGCCATCCATATCATGGGTATAGACAACTTCATAATTTCTCAATTGCTTGAAAAATGGTGTTGAACTTGAAAAATTAACCAATTCTTCTAATCGCGTTTTTCTATAATTCATATTGGGCGAATCTAATACTACAATTACTTTTCCTATAAAAGCTGTTAATGGACATTGTCCTATATTCTCACCATGAGCCTCAAATGAATATTTCTTGTCATCTTTGGAAAGTAAATTTTTAAAATTTGAGTTTAAGGCATCAGCAATTTGGTTATAAATTTCACTTCTATTACTTTTAATTCTTAAGTGTAAAAATAAAGGATCTGTAGGATTAGGACACGTTGCAGTACCTCTTTGGGCATATTGATTAATAACTTGAAACACATTTGAAATCGGCAAACTATTAAATGTTCCTTTTATATCAACACTTGCATTTTTACCTGCCGCAACAACACAATTTCCATCAACAGAATAAATAGCAAAATCTAAACAACGAACACCTTGATTTATAACTTCTTTTAAAGGTTCATAATCTACATAATCAAAGAAAAATTCATTGCCACAACAAGAATTATAACTACTTGCAATATAATAATCTCTTAATCTATATTTGAATTCTTCTTCATTCTTATTTACCGATCTTATTTTACTTCGTTTTGTCTTATAAAGCGCATTCATATTTGTATTATTTCTTTTTAATTTATTCTTATTATATCTATAAATCCAATTTGCTGCTATTATTGTCACCAATGCTGCAGCCCACATTATTATTAATCCTATCATTATATATAACTTTTTAGAAAAAAATCTTTTAGCTAAAACAAATATAAAAATCAAATGTATTATATATTAATGGCAGGCGGTTTAATGACTTTAGCAGCTATAGGAGCAGAAAATATCATTTTAAATGGTAATCCTAAAAAAACTTTCTTCAAAGCAAAATATAATAAATATACTAATTTTGGAATGCAACGATTTAGAATAGATTTTAAAGGACTACGACAACTAAAAATACATGAAGAAACGGATATGAAATTTATTATACCGCGATATGCTGATTTATTACACGATACCTATGTTGTTGTGAATTTACCCAATATATATAGCTCAGTTTATTGGCCTTCAACATCAACGAAAAGCGCACCATATGATAAAAGAGATTATTCTGATACATACGAATTCAGAGGAGGAGCTTATGAATTTAAATGGATTGAAAATATCGGAACACAAATGATTAAGCAGGTAACTATAACAGGTGGAGGCCAAATATTAGCACAATATTCGGGAGAATTTTTAGAATGTTTGAAAGAAAGAGATTATTCAAAAACTAAAAAAGATTTATGGAATAGAATGACAGGAAATATTCCTGAATTATATGACCCAGGAAATGCATATGGAAATATTAATGTTTATCCATCGGTGTGTTATAGAGAAAATGAAAGTAATATTGAACCATCAATATTATCAAAACAATTGATTATACCAATTGAACCTTGGTTTGGTGTAATCACTAAAACAGCATTACCACTTGTAGCTATTCAATATAGCGAAATTGCAATTAATATAACTTTCAGACCCTTTAAAGAATTATACAGAATACGTGATGTTGAAGATATACCTTACCAGTTTCCATATATCGCACCAAATCCTGGAAATGATTTACATTCATTTTATCGTTTTATTCAACCTCCACAAGATGCCTCTTCAGCAGTATATATTAATAAACGAACCGATTGGAATGCAGATGTTCATTTACTTTCTAATTATATATTTTTAGATAAAGATGAAAGAAATTGGTTTGCAGAAACTGAGCAGCAATATCTTGTTCAACAGGTTTTTGAAAATGATTACTTTAATGTTGTGGGAACAATTAGCACAGAAATAAATAGTAGAGACCTTGTACCATCTTATATGTGGCGATTCAGAAGAAATGATGCATATATGAGAAATGAGTGGTCTAATTTTACTAATTGGGCCTATAATAATGTTTTACCAACACAACCTGATAATACGAGTAATGTTATTGATTCATCGGGAACAAGATATCCTTCACCATCTCCTAATATTTTTATATATACAACTTTAAAACCACAAAATAAAAAGAAAATTATGCAAAATATGGCACTTATGATAGATGGAGAGTATAGAGAAAAAGCTTTACCTGCCGTTTTCTATGAATATGCAGAAAAATGGTTAAGAACTACAGGAAATGCTAGAGATGGAATATATTGTTATAACTTTTGCATTGATAGTAATTTTAGAGAATATCAACCATCGGGCGCACAAAATATGTCTACTTTTAAATCTATTAGATTAGATTTTAATACTATAGAAACACCTAAAAATCCAGAAGGGAAAAAATTTGATATAATTTGCTCTGAAGCCACTGAAGAAAATCCTAATGGGGTTATTATTGGTGTTAGAAAAAATGCTTTTGCATTACACGATTATACTTTTGATTTACGCGTTTATGAATTTAGATATAATATAATATCCGTTATATCTGGGAGAATCGGACTTATGTATGCCCGATAATTTTTGGATTTCATATTATAATATGAAATCTATAAACCTTTCTCCAATGCCGATTCCTTTTCCTTTTGTCCTTTTTTCAAATCACCATAATCGTCCTCATTATACGCAACATATTTTGATTGTTTGGCATTTTTTAATAATTTAGAAAACTTTGCTGAATGGGACTTATGTGCTTGCTTGGCAGACCAAGACTCATCTTCTTTCTTTTCTATCTTTTTACCTTCTATCTTTACATTTCCTAATTCCTTACCTATTTCCTGTTTTGTAGCTTCGCTGAGATTCATTTTACCTAAAATATCTTTTAATTTATCTATATTATTATCACCTTGAGCGGGCATTTGATAATGCAATTCACGTGAATCAGTAACATCAACATTAACAGAAATAGGCTGTGGCTTATTCTTCGGTTTTATCGGAACTTTAATCGCGCCAACCGCCTTTTTCCATAAAAGATATTGGTCCGGAGTAAGTTTTGTCTTATTGTCCTTTTTATTTGATTCATTCATTTTTTCTTTCATTTTACTTATAGTATTTCTTATATCTTCTAAAAGACCTGATTGTTCGTTATCATATGCACCATGAGTATGTCCAGGAATTTGAATTGGCGGTGTATCTTCCTCCTTTGGGGTCTCGGGAATAGTTTCTGGCGTTATTGGTGTTTGGCGAGGTTGAGGCTCGGGCGCTGGAACTTCAGTATTATCTTCTACACTCGCAACAACTGGAGCTGGAGCAGGCACCTGAATTTCTCCGGGAGGAACAGGGCAAAATGGTGAATCGCCACCTGGACCCCCTACGCCACCCTTTTCACATTTATAAAGCCATTCTGTTTGTAATGCACACGCTTTAGGCTTACAACCTGCTCCTCCACAACATTTCATTTGGGCGTCTAATAACTGTTCCTTTGTTAATTCACCACCATCTTCTATATTTGGTTGCAAACTCTTTTGACATCTGTTCATCATATCTTTCCATATATTACTGTCTTCCTTCTTTTCTCTCCACCAATCAAGAACCGCCGGTTCTACATCGCCAACACAACCCGTTGCTTTATAAGCTTCCATGTATTTCTTTCTACATTCACCATTATCATTACATACTATCTTTTCATCCACTTCAGGGTTTTTATCATTCACCGGAGGAGGTCCCCTTGGACCTCCTGGGCGCGGCGGTGCTTTTCCCACTGCAGGCGGAGCTTGCGATCGCTGTACTGGCGCACCCGGCGGCGGGCTACCTGGGGGAGGAGGACTACCTTTGGGCGCATCCGGTACTGGTTTACTATATATAGGTTCCCCGACACCTGTTTGACCCTCTCTAAACCCTTCTAATGCATTTCCAGTTAATGTATAGTAAAGATATCCGTGACAACTTAATACAAAAATAAGAAAAACTATCCAAAGTATTGCATATGAATTCATAATATATAATACTTCTAGAAAAAAACCTTATAATCAAACTTTATGCTAAATTATAATAACGTTCCTACTCCTCTCTGTCTAAAACCTTCTGATGCAGCCAATCTTTCATTGCCTCCTCCTCTCATAACTCCCATTCCACCTGTAAATCCTTCCACCGGACTTTTGCAAATAGCCCAATGAGTATTGACGTGGTGGTGGTTTATATTATAGTCACCCGTGTTATTCCAATATACGCCCGTACCCGTCGTGAAACAGCCTTTGGCTTGGTCAGTACCGAAATTGCTCCGGTATCCACTGGCAGCGGGTATTGTGTCCCCTTGGTTCGACATCATCTTGGGCCAAGCACCTGACGCCTTTAAACTCTTCCCCGCGTTTATGCACGCAGCTATGTCCTGAATCCGCTCACCCTGCGGACATTGATTATTTGAATATTTCAATACGCGGTATACTTCTTTAGCCGCTGGTGCTGCAACTGGTGCCGCCACTGGTGCCGCCACTGGTGCCGCCGCCTTTGCGTCCGCCCCCGCATCCAAACAGCCACATTCTTCCGGACTTCTTAATTCATATTCTGCATTTACGTCCCATTTTTCATTTCCCTTCAAACCACCTCTAACATTTTTATATTTTACCCACGTGACCCCGACGCCAAGACCGCCGTCGTGGCCGGGCTCGTCTTCAAAATATACATCTGCGGTCCCGGCGGCGCCGCCCCGCCCCCGCCCCCCGTCAGAAATTCCTTCAAACCACCTTCGCTGCTGCTGCCCCCCTCCCTTAACACCACACTTATTTAAAATATTAGCAAAATGTCCATCATTATTGAGAGTTGGGCTAGATTTGATTGTTCCAGTAAGTTTTGCTCTGTTACCACCAAGACACTCTACTTTGAGATTGGGTTCAGTAAAGTCATAAAAACCAGCGCTTACCCTTTTTTCGACTGGCGCCGCTGAGCCACTTTTGCAAACGGCGAGGTTCCCCATGTTCGGGGTGGCACCTTGGCAGATGTTGTCGGAGTTCTTCCCGCAGCCCGTCGGGTGTGTATTCCAATACAGCCAGGTGGGACCCTGGTTCGCCGTGACGCAGCCCCTTGGCGCGCGGGACCCCCCGGCGGTGAGGAGGTCCATGCTGTAGCCTGCCGCCTCCGCCGTGACTAAACCGCCCCACCTTTTAAATCCCCCCGACGCCGCCAATTTCTTGCCCGCCGCCAGGCATTCCTCTTTTGTCGTAATTTCTGTTTTCCCATCATCTTGGCAGATTTTGGGTACGAAGCTGCCGGGCTCGTCGACGCCGACGATAGAATATCTCTCGTCCGAGCTCTCCGCCGCGGGCGTAGCTTTTGCGACAGGTAGTGGTTCTGGTGTCGGAACTGGGTTATTTAAAAGTTTATTAAGTGACTCTTTTAATGAATTAATTGTACTGTTTTGTGTTTCAAGCTCTTTTTTCATAGACGCGTCATCAAAGACGGGGGGACATTTATCTGTGGGAGGTGATATATCTAACTCTTTTTGGGCTTTTTTAACTGCTGAAGCTTCAACTCCAAGAACAGATTTCATTAAAACATCAATGTTTTTTTGGTTACCCAGTACTGGTGGTTCAGTGGGTGTTTCTTCTATTTTTTTATTTTGTTCTTTGATTTCTTCCCTTGCAGCTTTTTGGGGTTCAACTTTTTTTGGTTTCTTTTTCACTTTTTCACTTTTACATACTGTATTTTCTGGTTTTGAAGAAAATCCTTTTGGACAAACAACCTTTTCACAGGTTGTTTCGATTAAATCATAGTCCTTATCAATATTGGTTTCTATTTTCTCTTGAATAATGGGTTTTGAACATAATCCATTTTTCGAAATATAACCAGCCCTGCAAGCAAAACAGATTCCATTTTTCTGGTGTTCGCAATTTTGTATTTGTCCAGGTTTTGCTACTTTGCACCAACCATTTTCATAATTAAATCCCTTATCACAATCATCACATTTATTATCTGATAATTTATATGGTTTAACACATCTATTACATGTTAAATCAAGTTGTTTTTCACATCTAGGTATTGGTACAGCTAAACATAATTTTTTATTCCAAGATAGTTTAAATCCTTTTTTACATTTTTTACATACCATATCTTCTTGTGTTTCACAATTTGAAAATTCAGCAGGAATACAAGCATTTCTTTTTTCGGTTAATTGATAACCATCTTCGCAATCTTTACAAAAAACTCCATCTCTTGACCAACAATTTGGAATAGGAACAAGATTACAAGTATGAGTATCATCGGATAATTTATATCCAGATTCGCAAGCAGAACAACTTTTTTTTTCATCAAAGCCGCCATGTTTTATCCCATCTCCCAAATGCAATCCTTCTTTAAAGTTATTTCCAAAATATAATATAACAATTAATATAATTATCCCTAAAACAATATAGTTAATTTTCATTAGTATAATATATTTTGACATAATAATTTTAACAAAAAATTATTATCCTCGTTTAGAACAGTTTGCAATTGGGAGAATATCGCATTTTCTTCTGTTTACTCCTAATCTATAACCCAATTTACACATTTTACATTTGGGTCCATCTTGTTCGTCACAATTTTTAATTGTAATTAAGTCACATCTTCTTTTATTTTCTGAAGGAATATAACCGGGCTCACACGTTTTACATATATTATCAACTTGGTCTGCACAACTTGTTATTTTGATAGGGTTACATTTTTTATTATCCCAAGACGGTTTATAACCAGATATTTCATTACCACAAGCATAACAATGGGTTCCCCATTCTCTCTGTCTTGTACAATGTTTTATTTGTGACTTCGGTATAGGTCCGCACCCCTTTCCTTCGTTTTTTTGTTCATAACCTTCATTACATTCTTCGCAATATTCGTTTATTTGTTTTTTACAATATGGAATTTTTACTAATTCACATTTTGCCCCGTCTTCCTTTATTTGATATCCAGGAAAGCACGCAATACAATTTCCTCCATCATCTTTTTCTTTTGCACAATTTTCCAGCGGTCCATCTTCTATTTTTTTGCAATATTTTTTGTCATCGGTTATTTTGTAACCGTCATTACATTTAAAACAATATTGTCCGTAATCACGCTGATTTTCACACCCTTTAATGGGAATTTTTGCTGCGCGCGCCGTGCCACAAATGGCGGGATGCGCGCAGCCTGGGCGTCCACAGTTTACTCCGCCGACGCCGCCAACGCCAATGCCGCCCGTCGGATGAGTATTCCAATACAGCCTGCCCACCTGGTACGAGCCCTGCAGGTACGCGGCG